TCTTAGTAAAGTCTGGTGCATTATCACCAGTAATTGCTTGCCAAATCTCAGAAACATATCCCTGAAGACGAGCATAGTCAGAATCATTCATCTTCTGAGCACCATTAAACCAGGGACTTGTTTTAATATCAATGTCCGAATATCCCTCTTGAATCTTATTCAGTGCTCTAACACCTTCCTTTACAGTACCGTTAATAACTGATTGGAAGTTTTTATTACCCAACGATCCCATCTTTGCCTTTGCTAAAGATGGTTGTCCTGTCTGAGTATACTCCAACTCAATCTTCTTGTTGTTAACGTGATACTTAATGCGGATGTGTTTCTGAGATCCTTGCACAACTTTCCCATTAACATTACCACTTCTTCTAGCAGCTGCAGCACCTTTCAATCCTCTAGTCGATGGAATCTGTACTGTCTCTAAAGTGAAGTTAATCTTCATATCACGGTTGTCTGTTGTAATCTCAATGGTAGGATTACCAGTCTTACCCAATACAACTCTCTCAATAAACTCATCGCTATTGACAACAACAATGTGAGCAGGATCAGATGGTTTCTTAAGAGAAACTGGAATAATATCACCAGACTTAAACTGCTCCATAAGGAAGTTGTTAGCAACATTCACACTCAGTTTTCTTCTGGATTTAATAACACGATTCAAATGTACTAGTTTCTGCACACCTTTACCAGACATCACCCACATGTCAGCAGGATTCCATTTGTCTCCACCAACACCAGTGTTTGCCTTTTCAAAGGCTAGATACGGGTTTGCTGTGAAAGATCCACCGTCAAAGATCTTATCATTGTAGATCTTGACATTCTTTCCAATCTTATATTTGTCCTTCAACTTCAACATTGCTTTGCCTTGTGCATCAATCCAAGCACTAGCAGATGCAGTCTTCTCCATAGGAAGAGATGCAAACAATGCAAGTTTCTTTCTAAATGTACCGTTGTTTAAATTGAATGTGCTGGGTGTGATGATGTATCTCTTACATGCAGCATACACACTCTCCTCAATATTATTTACATTACCCTCTCGGACAAGACAGTTACTAACACTTGCTGCCTTTCCATAGTGAATAGCATATGCCAAACAAAACTGTGCTAATACTTCAGAGAATACTTCGGTTTCTCTACCGCCAATTTTTGCTTCAGTGCCAGTTTCTTTCTGCTCTTTAACATTCTCTTTCCACATATCGGTGATCTTAACAGACTCACCACCTTTAGTAGGAAGCTCATATCCAATTTTAGTTAGAAATGCTTTAACCTGCTGCGATGTAATACACTTTCGCATATCTACTAGCAGTTTATTGGTTGCTGCCTTTGTCTTACCTCCAACGACAACGATACCTTTCTCACCTTGGGCACCTAGTTTAAATGATTCACCCTTATGAATCATCTCAATAAATGGCCACCAATACTTCAACTGTCCAGTTTTACTATTGACTTTAGTTAGATCTACTTTACTTAACTTTGCCATCTACTCGATAGGATCGTCAAGACTATTTAGATAATCCTTCTCATTTTGATAGAGTTTTTTCTGTCCTGTCCAGATCTGATATCCTTCTACAACATCAGGTATTAACCACTGGTCCACCCTATAGCAGTACTTCCAGTTGACAGGTTGAATACAATTCATCACGACAACTTGGAAGAATGCTACTAGGTGGATCCAGAGACTAAGCATTTTCTCTTGTCTTGTTATAGATTACGATACGTTTGCCATCATGTGTGAAAACTAATTCGTCATCATACCCCCAACAAAGTTCTTCGTAGAGGGCATTCAGTCTACGCATGTCTTCCCACAGAGCGTTTTCATTAGACATATTAAACATCACCATCCTTTCGATTCTCCGAGTAATGAGCATCAAACTCACCACCAGGATAACGTGACTTGAGTTTATCAATATTCATCTGAATTACTTCATCCAGACTAATATTCAAACCCATACATGCTTGAGCAACATACCACATAATGTCACCCAACTCACGCTTCAAGTGAAACAGGTTATCTTCATTCACAGGTTTGCCTTGGAAGATAATCTTCTTCACAACCTCAGTAAACTCACCTGCCTCAGCAGACATACCTACAGCAGCAGTAAGCAGTCGCTCGGTATGAAATCCTTCCCTTTCAAGCTCAAAGAGACGGGCGGCAAAATGAGAATAGTCCTTACTTTCTTTTGACGTGACGGCATCAACGAATTCGACATACTTCTTAGGATCAATCATACTTAAGTGCAGCAAATGTTTTCTTGTTTGTGAATCGTTTTACGAGGTCGATTCTCTCCTCTTCATCTCCATGATCCTGACCAGAATCAACCAAATCCTTTTGAGCGGATTGCTCTACATCATACAACTTCATCTTCGCCCTGTCAATACCCACACAGAATCGTTTGTTTGTAGTGGGATCATTGTACCGATTCTTTAGTTGCTTCACCATGATCTGATTCATACCCTCCAACTCCTCGGTGCTAATAAGGGCAAACATAAGATCAGCAGTAGCAGGGAGACCAAAGGATTCACTAGTATCAGTAAGGTCAACATCAGAGCTCCCATAGCCAGAACGGGTGGTTTGTGTAGCAGATACGATAGGCACATCATGCTCAACAGCAAGTCCGCGTAACTCTTCTGCGATTGCTTTGACGTAAGTATAGGAGTTAACAACTGACCCTTTGAATCTCTGCGATGCACAAATATTGAGATAATCCACAAAGATAATATCAGGTCTAAAGCTCCGCTTAAGAGACAGATCAGAAAGCAAAGACCTAAAATGACCCACATGAGCAGATGCCGTAGGATACTCCTTAATAATTAGCTTCCCATTAGTCTTACTTGCAAGACGATTAACTTTGTTTTCAAACATAACCTTCGGAAGACCTGAGAGATCTTTGATGTTTATGTTGAGGAGGTTTGCATCGATTCGCTCAGCGATTCTTTCCTCCGCCATCTCCATCGTGATGTACAATACATTCTTACCCTGCAATAAACATGATGCAGCGACATGACACATAAAGAGCGACTTACCAACGCCAGTCCCAGCGAGAGCGATATTAAGAGTCTTAGTCGGTAGACCACCCTTCGTGATCTTGTTAAAGAATTCCAAATCAAACGGAATCTTCTCTTCTTCTCTGTGATAATACTCATAGCGTAATTCTGCGTCATCGATATAGTCATGACCCACATGACTATCAAAACAAACTGACAATGCATCAGAAAGAATAGATGGGATTGCACCCTTATCCTTCATCTTATCTTGACCGTCAGCAATCTTCACAGACTCCATCAGTGCCAAATAGATAGCACGTTCTTGACACCACTTCTCAGTAGTATCTACAATCCACTCAAGGTCCGACTTCTCTTTAACAAGTGACGAGATGACGGAGTTGACTTCCTTGAAAGATGTTTCATTGAGATCAGTCCTTTGATCAGTCTCAATAGCGAGCACATCCGCTGTAGGAAGTGCATCATACTTATTCACATATTCAGAGACAATAGAAAATACAGTCTTACTGCCCTGACCAGTGAAGTAATCCTCCTTAATGAAAGGGATTACCTTTCTGCAGTAACTCTCATTGTAAATGAGATTACTCAGAATTGTATTCTCAATGCTCATAGGTAGTGTAGATAAGATCCAAGGATGTACTTTTTGCCCGACAAGACCATACGACCAGCGTGACGGTATTGCCAAGTCGGGGGGAAGATTAGCATTCTACCCGCAATCGGACGAACTTTCAACCCCAATTTAGGAAAATCTGTTTCTCCTCCTGCACCTTGAGGTACGTCATTCAAATAAATAAACCCCACCAAGAATCTCCTGGCAGAGTTATAGTCTCCAACGTCAACATGATCTCTAAACTCATCATAGTTTGCGTTGTATTTTTTAATCCGAAACTCCTCAAAAGCATACTTGTCAGGGAAGTCTGCAGCGACATCCAACTGCCTCATATACATTGACACATAATCAACAAAGACCTTTTGCAGTTTCTCTTGAATACCAACAAAAGGATCTTGCTGTGCTTTATATCTTTGAGTGATGTTTAACTGGGTAAATGATGGAC